ACAGGTGGTAAAGGTCCTGGAGGGTAAGATCGACGCCCAGGACGCTATACTAGATGCGTTAAAGGCATGAACATAACAAAATATAAAATTAATTGCGCCGCTCCTCGGTTGTCTGACGAAGAGCCGGATTTGATGGAGCAGGAAGACGTCGAAGGTATTTCAACAATGCACTCTGACGGGTGGTTGCCGTGGACCCAGGACGACATGATTGATATTCGCCGCATAATTGAAAGCAGAATGCCAATCAAGCAAAGGGAAGTCATGGAGGCGTTTCTAATGGGCAATAACGCCGCCGACCTCGGAGTAACGGAAAAGTATTGGCGCTATCACTTTAAGCGAGGCGTCGAGCTGATCAAAAAGGAGATGGGAATATGAAGCATTATGAGAAGTTGTCGGAATTTGAAAACATCTGCATTGATCTAGAAGTTTTTGCAAGCGCCGTTCGCGTAATGTCGTTCGGGACCCCAGAGGCTAACCAACAAGACGTGGAAAACATGATTCACCACATCTCCACTGAGATAGACAAGATAAAAGCAAGGTTAGATCATTCGTTTAATGACCTGTTTGAAGCAATTAAAGAGGAGAGTTTTAGTGAAACCAACAAAAAAACCAAACGAAACAAGGTTTGAGCTTGAGGACGCGATCATGCGCCTGTGGAGTTCTGACCAGGACGTGGACACGCTATTCAAGTACTACTACGAACGCCAGGGGGCGGTTGACGTTGAGGAAGTGGCGAACGCGCTGCTGGGGATAAAGCAGCTGATCCACATGCGCGGAGAGCTTGTGTTTGAGCTATTTGAAAAACTTATAAAGGAGAAGCAACTATGAAGATACCAAAGCACATGCTGCAGCCGTTAAAGAACCCGTTTGTAGAAGCCAAACGCCAGGAGTTGGCCATCGCCATGACCAAGAAATTGATCAACGACGCCCTGTCCGAACGCAAGGCCGCCGAGAAAGCCAAAGAACAAATCAAGGGCGGAGAAGGCCCAGTTTCTGCATAAGTAGGAGTAGGCACGTCGGGAGACGCCCTGTACCCCCACCGTATTTATTAGGACCTGCAAAATGGAAGACTTTAAATGTTTGCCAAAGATGGCCACGGGCGGTTCCGCAAAACCCGGGCTCTATGCCAACATCGCGGCAAAACGCGAGCGGATCGCCAAGGGATCTGGCGAGAAGATGCGCAAGCCCGGACAAGAGGGCGCGCCAACTGCCAAGGCCTTTAGAGAGTCAGCCAAGACAGCCAAAAAATAATGTCAAAGAAAAAGTACACGTTCAAGCCTGAGATGTGTGACGAGCTCATTGAAATGGGCAAAACCGGAGCATCTCAAAAAATGATGTTTTCGAGCATCGGAGTCAGCAAGGGCGTGGCCGAAGACTGGAAGAAAAAGTATCCTGAGTTTGCAGACGCGCTTGATATGGCCGTGGTCCACAGCCAGGCATATTGGGAGCGAGAGCTCTTGGCCAACGTAGGCAACCGCGCCTTTAATTCGCGGATTGCGGAGATAGCCCTGCGGGGTCAGTTCCCATCCGACTACAAAGAGACCAGGGAGCAAAAGATAGATGTAAAGGCTGACGTGGTGGTCGACTTCAGCTCTGCAGTAAACGACCTGATAGCTCAACTCAAGGAGGCAAAATGAAAAAATTACTAGCGGCGTTTATTGCTGGGATGATGGCTACTTCTGTTATGGCTGCTGATAAAAAGGCAGAGCCAGCCAAGAAAGAAACCAAAGCCGACGCAAAGAAAGACGCAAAGAAAAAGTAGTACGGCAAAAGTGGTTACATAATAACCACCTAATTTACTCGGAAAGGGCACTCAAAAAGTGCCCTTTTTGCATTAGTAGTATTACCGACATTACGTCTAAACAGGAAAACAGACATGACCGCTCACGCCGTTCTATCGGCCTCCGCATCTAAACGGTGGCTGACCTGCACCCCCTCAGCCCGTCTCGAGGTTACTCTCCCGGAACCAAAGAAATCCGCTGGCAGCTTTGACTACAGCCAGGAGGGCACAATGGCCCACTCCCTGGCGGAGGTTAAACTTCGCCATCACTATAATTTAATCGGGCATGAAGAGTTTCAGCGCGAATGCGACATAATTAAAGCGACCCCCTATTACAACCAGGAGTTTGAAGAATATGTTGACAACTATGTTTTATACGTGCGCAGCCAAATTGGTGAGGGTGACCGGCCGCTATTTGAACAACGTGTGGACTATTCTGACTGGGCTCCTGACGGATTTGGTACTGCTGATGTCGTCATACTGTCCGCCCATAAGGTCCGAGTCATTGACCTTAAGTTTGGAAAAGGAATCCCCGTCGAAGCGAAGGACAACTCGCAGCTCCGCCTCTACGCGCTCGGCGCCTGGAGCAAGTTCAAAGACGAGTACCCGAACGTCAAAGAGGTCGAGTACACGATCGTCCAGCCGCGTCTCGACAGCATAACCACCGACGGCACGTCTCTGGCCCGATTAATTGACTGGGCCAATTACTTTGTAAAACCAAAAGCCAAGAAGGCCTGGGCCGGAACCGGAGAGTTTGTTGCCGGAGATCACTGCCAGTTCTGCCGCGCCAAGCACACCTGCCGAGCCAGGGGCGACTTTATCAACGAGCTTGCAGCGCTGGAGTTTAAAGAACCCGCGCTGTTAACCGATGCCGAGCTCGAGCTTGCACTTTCCCGAGCGGGTCAGTTAAGGTCCTACGTATCTGATTTGGAGGATTATTTTACCGATCGGGCAATTAACACCGGCACGGCGCCGAAAGGGTATATACTTGCACCCACCAGGACGCACCGTAAAATCTCTGACGAACCTCTTGCAAGGCAGGTATTGCTTGACAAAGGTTTTAAAGAAGAGGACATTATGGAGCCGGCATCACTCAAGTCTATTGCAAAGCTTGAGAGGCTGTCGAAAAAGGGCCACGTTGCCGAGGTGCTCTCAAGCCTAATTGTAAGGCCTGAGGGGGCGCTGAAGTTAGTCAAAGACAGAGATACAGCCGAGGAGGATTTCAAATGAGCAAGCGAGAGCAAATTGCAGACAACTACGTGGGCGGAAATGATTTGCTGTTCATGGACCCGGAGTACTTTGACGAGGCCATCATAGGCGTCGCAACGAACGCGGTGGGCATGGTTGCCGTGGCGTACAGCGAACCCAAGGTAATTGAGCTGTTAGTCAAGCATGATAAGATGACGCCTGACGATGCGATGGAGCATTACCAGTTCAACATCTTGGGCGCGTACGTTGGGGAGAACACTCCAGTGTACATCGACGATTCTGTGCTAGAATGAGCCCGCACGTATTTTTAAGCCTGGTTGGTCTGATGTACATTCTGACCACGATCTCGTACTTTAGGGTTAAAAGAATTGGTATGATGATCGCGTTTGTAGGGTATACTATTGGGCAGATTGGACTTATAATTGATTCGTTTGAAGTTGGCGACAAATCAGAGTAGAATTGTAGTACCGGGACAGGCCCGCCGGATTTCAGGGCCATGACGTTAAACAAGGAGCCTAGTATGGCAAAATCAGTAAAAGTTGTAACCGGTAAAGTTCGTTTCTCGTACGCACATGTGTTTGAGCCACAAGCTGCCCAAGAGGGTGGTGTGCCCAAGTACTCCGTGTCGATCATCATCCCCAAGTCAGACAAGGACACAATCGAGCGCATCAACAAGGCTCTCGAATCAGTCAAGGAAGACAACAAATCCATCTGGGGCGGCAGCATTCCCAAGGGCCTCAAAGGCGGCCTGCGTGACGGCGACGCTGAGAAGGATGATCCTGCGTACGCTAACTCGTACTTCATCAACGCCAACAGCCAGCAAAAGCCGGGTGTTGTCGACCAGGACCTGAACCCCATCATCGACAAGTCTGAGTTCTACTCGGGCTGTTTGGGTCGCGCCTCGATCAGTTTCTTTGCTTACAACAGCAACGGATCTAAGGGCGTGGGCTGTGGACTGAACAACGTCCAGAAGATGGAAGACGGCGAGAAACTTGGTGGCGCAACAACGGCCGCCGAAGACTTTGCAGTTTGATAGGAGAAGCAAAATGTCAAAAGCAATTAACTTAGACTTCTCAAAGTTTTTCCCTGCCGACCAGTCGTTTGTATCTGTTAGGGCTCGCGCATCGCACGGCGATGATTTTTATGTTAACCTGGCGTTTGGTGACGGAGAAAACAAAGTCACATATTACGTCAGTGAGCATAATGTAAAAGAGTCTCTCAAGCAGATGCAGACAATGCTGGAAGGTTTAGAGAAGACCATGGAGTTTGTAAAAAAGACGGCAGCTCTGCCAATGGTAGAATCTAAAGGTCCTACTGACTGGTTTGAGAATCTGTTAGCAGTACCCAAGAAGCCAGCTAAGAAAAAGGCGGATTCTAAGAAGTAATTCCTTGTTGTGCTCCCAGGCACCCGCGGGCGAAAGCTCGCGGGCTATGCCTTCCCTTCACCACTTACTAATAAAAATAACCCATGGACCAATACCAAGAATACATCGCCGCCAGCCGCTACGCTCGATACCTGGATGACAAGGGTCGCCGCGAGCAATGGAGCGAGACCGTATGGCGCTACGTTGATTACATCTTTAGCCGCACGCAGGAGATCTCAAACAACCAGCAGCTAAAAGATAAAATCTACGACGCAATTTATAACCTAAAAGTTATGCCGTCGATGCGCGCCATGATGACGGCAGGAAAGAGTGCCGACCGTGATAACACCTGTGTCTACAATTGTTCGTATCTCCCCGTCGACGACCCGAAGTCTTTCGATGAAGCTATGTTCATCCTGCTCTGCGGTACTGGCGTCGGGTTCAGCGTTGAATCTAAATACACTTCTCAGCTGCCCG